AAGATGACACCTAAAGAAATTGAAGTGTTAGCTTGTTTTATGTCTTTGGAAGGGGATATTGCAGAACAAAGATTTGGTACTTCAGCTAGGAAACTAGTTATGAGTACTATGAATCTTAAACCAGGAGGTTTAGGTAATTATTTTAAGTCTCTTAAACAAAAGAAGTTTCTTAAAGAGTTAGGACATAATAAGTTTGAAATATTATCTATGTTATATCCAACTCCAGAATATCAGAACTATATGTTTCAACTTATAAAGGTAGAAGATTAGTGGCTAGAGTAGTTTACACAGAGGAGTTGATAAGGAAATTTTATGAAGAAGTTTCTAAAGAGTATCCAGAATATCCTATGGCTACAATTGATAAGATTGTAAGAGCAGAGTTTAGAATGGTGAAAGATAAAATGACCAATGGTGAACTAGAGGATATTAGGTTACAGTATTTATTTAAACTAACAGTGTCTCCACAAAGAGTTATGAAGCAATTAAGATTTATGACTTTAAAAGAGGTAGGAATGTCTTTAAGTAAAAGGCAGTATTATATGGAGTTACTATTGAATCATGTTAAAAAGAACAAGAAAAAATTTAAAAAGTATGAAGGAAGAATTAAAAAGTACACAGGATACACAAGAAAGCAAATTGATAGGGGGGAATATCTTAGTGATGGACATAGCAGCCCTACCAAAAGCACAAGGACTTGATGTAGAAAAATGGGCTACTATTATTAGGGAAGAGGGAGTTTTGTTTTATGACTCCAAAGCTGGAGATAAGCCAGAATTTATAAACCCTGATGAAAAGATTGTGATGTATGGTGTTAAGGATGAACAAGTGATGAAAGATTTAGAAGAGATTTTAAATTCAAAAGAAGTGAATCCTGAATATAAAGGTGAGTCAGAGGTATTGGAGGATGGAACTATGACAGGGAATTTTGAGACAACATTTCCAATAGAAAATTTAGAAGAAGTACATAATCAATTAGAACAAGAGTTAGATGACTAATCTTATTTATGATCCAATATTAGGTTTAGTGGGGTGGGAATTTATTAATACTGAAGAGCCTATTATAGGTGTTCCCTCTGAGACTAAAGAAGCCATTAAAAAAATATTAGAAAATAGGTCTAATCTTATGAAAAATATTATAAACAAAATGCCACCTAATAGAAGAGTTAAAATGCAGAAAGATTTTCAGTGGCAATTAAGAAAGTTTAAGTGATGAATAGATATTATTTACCAACAGAAGAGGAGTTTGAAGTTGACCTAGAGTTAGAAGTATATGATGAAAATGAAAATTCATGGTCTCCACATACTCTCAATTCAAATTCTAAGAGTGCTTTTCTACCTCTACTTAAGTCTGGAGATATTAGAGTTAAATACTTAGATTCTCAGGATTTTGGAAAATTAGGTTACACTGTAAAAAAGACCTTTTTACATGAACAAGAAAATATTATTGGATATAGTGGAGAAGTTCCAGTAACGGAGATAATTAATGTTTATGATGAAGAAGCTTTAGGTGTATATAAAGGTGGAACTGAAATAGGGATATTTTATCCTTTTGACCCTAAGATTAATCTTAAGATTAATAGTAAGAAGTATTTAATTAAAAACTTAACCAAGTTAAGAGAAATATTAAAATGAAAGCAAAAATAAATTATGTTAATATAAAGTCTTACCTTGTAGGCAATTTTAGGTATAGACTTTATTATAGTAAATTTAAGTGGTTAATAAAGAATCACATAGTAGAGCAGATTGATTGGAGAACTCAAGTAATGGACAAGCAATGTTACGACCAAGGTTCTTGTATATTATGTGGATGCCCAACAATTGCATTACAAATGTCAAATAAAGCTTGTGATAAACCTTGTTATCCTACTATGATGAATAAGTCTGATTGGTTTGTTTTTGAACATGGAGGGGTAGTTTATGATAAAGAGACAGATTTTTGTTGGCAAATGATAAATAAGGAGTTTATAAAGTTTAAAACTAATACTGAAAGAAATAATGAGTTGGAAAAACGCAAATAGAGATTTAGGAGCTGTTAAAGTAGGAAGTGAAACTAAACTAGTTTATGAATGGTCAGGTGCAGAAATAAAGATTTATCATTTGATTAGTTCTTGTGGATGTACTACTCCTGTATTTGATAAAGAGTCTCAAGAAATAAGAGCTGTATATAAAGCAGGAAAAGTGCCTAAACATTTAAAACATATTGGAAGATACACTACTAAAAAGAAAATAAGGATAACTAGTTCTAAAGGAGAGCATGAATTAACTTTTAAAGCAATAGTCATAGAATAATGGATTTATTTAAAGTAGAAGGGAATTTAGTTGTACCTACAGAGCATGCTTTGATAATACCACCTTATAGTGATATTTGGAATAGAGATAAAGATGCTGAAAAGTTAACTGCTAAAAGAGAGTTTGCTTATATTGAACTCATGTGTAGTTATAAGAAGAGCAATGTTTTTAGAGGTTATTCAGAAGATAAAAGACATACAGAAATCTTAAAGGCTATTTATAAAGAAGATGCTGAAAGTTTTATAGTAGATGAATTAATAAAAGAAGGTATAAAACTTTATGAAAAACTTAGAGTAGAAGCCTCTCCTACATTACAGTATTATTTGTCAGCAAAAATAGGTGCTGAAAAAATGGTTGAGTGGTTGTCTACATTTGATATGGAAACTACAAATGAAAGAACTGGTTTGCCACTTTATAAACCTAGAGAAATAACCTCAGCATTAAAGGATAGTTATGATGTAATGAAAACTTTAAATGCTATGGAAGAAAAAGTAAATGAACAGATATTTGAATCTGTCAAGACTATAGCGAACAAAGAAATTAATCATTTTGAAATGTAAGCATATGATAGTAACAGAAGCACTTAATGAACATATAGTTGAAAAAATATCTTTTCATGAACAGAAGAGAGTTTTTTGTGAAAGTATAGAGGATTATGAACAATGTGTGTATCATAGAAATGAAATAAAAAGACTAAAAGATATGTTACATTAATATGGAGATAGCCCCAGAAATTGATATGGTCAGAGCACCTGATGGTAAATGGATAGACACTACTGTGTTTAGAAAAGAAGCTATTAAGTTTAAGAAGTATGGCTACTTCTGTTCAGATTATTGGGGGACTCCAGGTTGGCAAGACTATTGGGAAGAACAGTTAAAAAGATGTCAAGAAGGTTATGAAGTAAACGGACACAAAGTTACAGGACATCACTACATGTATATGAACTTTTGTCAGATACAAGTAGTAAAAAAATTAGAGGGCAAGAAAGCATCTAAAAAAGAAACTACTTTCCCAGATTTCTGGGATGGAGATTATGATTATTTTTGGTCACTGGAAATTGCTAGAAATGGTATTACTCCAGAAGAACTAGAAAAGTTAGCTCTAGAGGTACAACCACATCCAAATCATTTGAAAGGTGGGTATCATATGATAGTAGGAAAGAGTAGAAGAAAAGGTTATAGTTATAAGAATGGAGCAATTTCTGCTAACTATTATAATACTGAAAGGAAGGCTCAAGTAATCATTGGAGCTTCTGAAAAGAAGTTTTTATATCCAAAGGGAACAATGGGTATGACAAGTGATTATTTGAATTTCTTAAATGAGTTTACAGGATGGAGAAAATCCAGAGATTATGTAGACAAACAAGATCATAAGAAAGCTTCTTACAAGAAGAAAATCAATGGGGTAGATATTGAGTCTGGTTATCAGTCTGAAGTATTTGCCCTAACCTTTAAGGATAATGCAGATGCAGCAAGGGGTAAGGATGGAGTAGTTGTCCTCCTGGAAGAAGCAGGTGCATTCCCAAACTTAAAGGCATCTTATGCAGCAATCAAACCAGCACTTACTGCTGGACAATACATTACAGGACAAATCATTATTTTTGGAACAGGTGGAGACATGGCAAGTGGAACAGTAGATTTTGCTGATATGTTTTATAATCCTTTAGCTTATGGTATTATGCCATTTGTTAATATATGGGATGATAACGCAGAAGATACTTCATGTGGTTTCTTCCACCCTGTTACAAAAAATCTAGAAGGATTCTATGATTTACAAGGTAATTCTGATACTGAAGCTGCATTAGAGTTTGAAACAAAAAGAAGAAAGACAATACTTGAGAGCAGTAACAACACTTCTGCATATCAGCAACATATACAAGAGTTTGCTCTCAAGCCGTCTGAAGCTTTCCTTACAGTATCAACCAATGATTTTCCAATAATAGAGTTAAGAGCACAACTTAACAGAGTTATAAGAGGGAAGTTAATGTTAACTAAAGGTACTCCTGTAACATTAAGAAGAAGTGAGGGTAAAATATTGGCAGAACCTGATTTAATTAATAAGTTAAATCCTATAATACATTATAAGGTAAAGCAAAAAGATTTAGTGTCTTGTCCTATTATATATGAGTTTCCCTCTAATCCCCCTAAAGGTTTATATAAAATAGGATATGACCCTTATAGACAAGACCAAACTACAGGAGTTTCTTTAGCTGCAATTTATGTATATAAAACAGTTCAAAGAGGAAACTCTACTAAAAATATTATTGTAGCACATTATGTGGGAAGACCACAAACTGCAGACTCAGTAAATAGAATAGCTGAAATGTTAGCTGAACTTTATAATGCAGAAATAATGTATGAGAATGAAGTTCCTGATGTTAAGAAGTATTTTGAAAGACGTAAAAAATTAAGTTTATTAGCAGCACAACCTGATGGGGTAATATCTAAGAATATTAAGAATTCAAGAGTGGCAAGAATCTATGGCTGTCACATGAATGAGAAACTTAAAGATGCAGGTGCAAAGTATATTAAACAGTGGCTATTAGAGGAGAGAGATTTTGATGAACATGGTAATGTATTAATTAATTTAGATTTTATATATGATATTGGTTTATTAGAAGAGTTGATACTTTATAATAAAAAAGGTAACTTTGATAGAGTTATGTCACTTATGATGGTTATGTTCCAAATAGAGGAAGATGAACTTGGAAAGGAACATGGAGAAACTGGAGAGATAAATCAAAATGCAGTAGACTTACTAGCATTAGACCTATATAGTAGAAATTAAAAAAATAAAAAAATGGCTGAGATGACAACAGGAAAGGTTAGGCTTTCTTTAAGAGAAAAAAATTCCAATAAAAAACAATGGTTTAAAGATAAAGCCGATAAATTGAAAGGTGCTGCTTTTGGAGATTCAGGGCATTCTTTTGATGGTGCAATTTCAGAATATAAAAGAAAGAAAGTAAACTATGATTTGTTTAATAATATTGTAAACAAAGAAGACTTTCAATATGTATGTAAACCCTTTGGTGCAGAAGCAGGGGACTTACCTGCAAACTTTACTAATAAAGATATAGTGTCTCCAAGAATAAAGGCTGCTTTAGGTATGGAAATGAAAAGACCTTTTTCTTTTAAAACCTTAGCAGTAAACGAGGAAGCCACTACCAGAAAAGAACAGCATAAATTTAGTTTAATTAAAGAGTATACTGTCTCTACAATTATGCAACCTATACAAGCTGAAATAGAAGCTAAGTTTCAAGAGCAAACTAAAGGGAGAGAACTTACTGAAGATGAGCAAGCACAAATTAATCAGCAAATGGCTGAAGAGATGAAAGCTATGACTCCACCTGAAGTACAGAAATATATGGAGAGAAAACATCAAGATCCTGCTGAAGCACAAATGCATCAGATATTGCAAGGTATTGCACAGAAAGAAGATGTTAAAAGAAAGTTTGACAAAGGCTGGAAACATGCTTGTTTATCAGGGGAAGAGGTATATTGGGTAGGTCAGGTTAGAGGTAAACCTAGTTTAGGAGTGACTAACCCTATTAGATTTGATTATGACAAATCACCAGACATGGACTTTATTGAAGATGGAGAATGGGGTGTTGCAGAATATAGAATGACTCCTAGTCAATTAGCTGCACATGCTGATGGAGAACTTAGTAACACTCAACTTGATGAAATTTTTAGTGATGGGGGAGGTGCTCAATCTTACGATTCAGAATGGAATTTTAGTGATGCTGAATCTAAATCAGATAATACTGTATCTGTATATCATTGTGTATGGAAAGATTTAAGAAGAATAGGATTCTTAACTTTTATAGACCCAAAAACAGGAGAAGAACATGAAACTGTTGTAGGAGAGGATTATAGAAAGAATTTAGATGCAGGAGATATTAAAATAGATTGGGAATGGATACCAGAGACCTATGAAACTTTTATAGCACAAAATGATATTTATTTTAAAATGAGACCTATAGAAGGTCAACATAAAGATTTAAATAATCTGTTTGAATGTAAGCTACCTTATTATGGGGCTGCTTATGATAACCTTAATTCTGAAACTACTTCATTGATGGATAGAATGAAAGTATGGCAATACTATTACAATATTATTATGTATAGAATAGAATTGCTTATGGCTTCAGATAAAGGTAAACTAATGCTTATGAATATTAATGCTATACCAAAATCTGCAGGAATATCTATGGAGAAGTGGTTGTATTATGCTGAAGCTTTAAAGATAGGTTGGATTAATCCTAATGAAGAAGGTAATAAAGGTTTAGATGTGACTAACATGGCTAAACAAATGGATATGTCTTTAATGTCTGATATTCAAAAATATGTAGACTTGGCAAATTATATAGATTCTCAATGTGGTAAATCAGTAGGAATTACTGAAACTGCATTAGGTCAAATGGAAGAAAGACAAGCAGTGGCAAATACAAGACAAAGTAATGTTGCTACTTCTAATATATTAGAGCCTTATTTTGATTTACATAATCATGTAAAAAGAAATGTACTACAGGCTTTAGTAGAACAATGTAAAATTAGTTATGTAGATTCTGATGATGATTTCTTAACATTTACTTTAGATGATTTATCAGTTCAAATGCTTAAAATAGATGGAGAATTATTAGACTCTTCTACTTATGGTATTTTTGTAACTAGCTCATCTAAAGCTCATGAAGCTGTAGAACTAGTTAAACAATTGGCACATGCTGCTCAACAGAACAATGCAATTAAAATGTCTTCTGTTATTAAGGTAGTAAGAAGTGAAGGTATTCAAGAAGCTGAAGAGCTACTTGAAACAGGAGAAAGAGAACAAAGTGCAGAACTACAACAAAATCAATTACAAGCTATTCAAGAGCAAGGTAAGAATGATGAGAAAGCTAGACAATGGGCTAGAGAAGAAAAGGAAATTGATCAAGCTAATATACTTGAACAAATTGCAGCTAAAGGTGTACTTGACTTACAAAAACAAGCAATGTTATCTATGGGATTCAATGAAGACAAAGATATGGATAATGATGGTGTCCCTGATGTACAAGAAATATTTAGAGATGGGGTAGATGCGAATCTTAAAATGAGAAAACAAGACTTGGATGAAAAGAAATTTGAAGAAGATAAAAAACAAAATAAAGCTAAAAATGCTATTGAAAATAAAAAGATAGATAAGGCTACAACTAAGAAAAGCTAAATTTGGCTATTAGGGATAATCTCTAAAAGTTAAGTTTTAAACTTAAATTATATTAATATTAATACTTAAATTTACGTAACATGCC